GCACACGAAATACATTAGATAAATCTTCTTCCATATCTCTTTTAGTTTTTACTTTCCATAGTTGTACTAGGTTTTGGTTGTGCCATATTCTATTAGCATCACTACCACCTAGTCCGGTTGTTCTGTCTATTACAAACATAGTTATTCTCCTAGTAATGTTGTTCTGAAATAAAAGATACTTGCACTTTATCATAACCTCTGTCATGACAATTTTTTAGTTGCAGATATAATTCACCAATATCATAACAAGAATCTTCAAATATTATTTTTGTAGTTACTTTTGGTTTTTTATAATCAACATGTTTCTTAGTTTTTGGATTGTAATAACTTGTTTCTGTTCTTGTGTAAGTTATTTTTATTTTATCAAAATATAAACTCATATTCATTCTCCTTTTGTTAATAAAATTATAATGCATTTCTGCATTGTATTCAAGCATAAAAAAAGCTAGTAACCCATTGGAATTACTAGCTTAATTGAAGAATGAACAATCAGATTATTGATGCAACTCTTTGCAATGCAGTTTTGCACCAACAATAAAAAGAATGACAGAAGTTTAATTTGTTGTCAATAGTTTCACGTATTACAGCTGGTAAAGGAAATGTATTATACTTGTGTGTTTTCATTACCTTTACAATAGCTTCTTTAAGTAAGACAGGTGGTATGTCTTTGATTGCTTCTATGTAATACTTTAGACCTTCATCCTTTGGAAGTTCTGTTTGAAAAGTATTGCCAAGAACTTGTAAACTTTTAACAATACTTTCATTGGTAGCTGGTTTCATTGCAATATCTAACTGATGTATAACATTAGATATTCTTTTTTTTACAACAACAAGTTCTTCGTCATTCTTTATTTCTTCTAATTTGTCTGACGTTGCTCTCGCTATTGTATCTATCAAGATAAGATCTGACTGACTCAGCATTATTGGTAGAAACTCTGGTTGGTTTACTATCGGCTGGGGATGTTTGTACTTTTTTACCCAGTCGGAAAGACAGACGACACCAAAATCTGAAGGCGGCATCCCAGTTTGTTTTTGTATTTCCTTTTGCAAGGTAGTAATCTCTGAATTGATTTTCTTCATATTGTAAATCCTCTTTGTTTGCGTGTTTAAATGTATCAAAGAACCATACCTCTAGCTTATCAGACGGAGTCCAATTTTCAGAGATAGGTTCACCCTTATCGTATTTGCTCATAGCATTTCCTTTCTATAAACTTTTACTAATAAAATTCCACACAGTTTGTGCAGTTGATTCTCTTAAATGAAACTCACCTGATGATACTCGGTGATAAGTGCTATCTTGTATACCAGCTTTACGAAATGCTTCTCGCAAGTTTACTTTTTTTTTCTTTGCTAGTTTTTCAAGTTGTTGCATATAAGTTATTAGTTGATTGTTCATACTATATTATTAGCATAGTTGTTGCATAAGTGCAAGTGCTATGGTACTAGAAATTTTGTATACGCCATAGCATCATGCACTTAACAAATGTAATCCTTGAGAAAAGGTATTGTACTAACTAACGATCAAATTAGTACAAGCACAAGGACTACAAATTCTATATGTTAGCTTCTGCTTCTAGTTCTAGTTGGTCTAACTTGTATTTTGCATCATACCAGTTATCGAATACCCAGTATTGTTTTTCGTGTAGCCAACCTTTGTTCAAGCACTTGATCATCTGATAGTAGTCTTTACCTACAAGATCAAATCCAGCACTGGTTTCTTCTACAATCCAGAATATATCTTTGCCACTCAATATCTTTTCTTTTGTACTTGAACAAGTTCTGTTGAACATCTTCTCTCTTACTGTACCTATATACATTATTTACTCTCCTTTATTTTTAGATATAATACTTTACCTTTTTCTGTTAAGAACCATACTCTTTGCTGTTTACCATGTTTTGATTTACGTGTACCAACAGCACCGATATAGTGTTGTCTTTCTAACCACACTCTAGCAGTACGATACTTGCTGGTAATTACACCATCTTGATATGCAAGTTCCTCATCAGTCATACCTGTTGCACCACCTACTTCCATGATAAGTTCAATGACTCTATCTTTTGCTCGTCTTGTTCTTTGTACTTCTTCTTTGGCGGCAGTCTTACTAGTTTCAGGATCTGTTCGCCTTACCATATTGTACCATTCTTCATTCATATTCATTCTCCTATAATGTTAATAAATAAATGTATGCCCATAGTATAACATTGATTGTTGTTATTATGTATACTGCAATCATACATCACCTACTGCTTTATCACTAGCAATCACTTCTGCTTTGTTACGCACAAAGAAGAAGGATTGGCTAGCATACTTACAAGCAGAACGTAGTGAGTCTGGCTTATCTCTAAGAGCCTTAGCCCATGACTTCAAGTAATGCACATGATCACTTCTTGTTTCATGCAACAAGTTGTAGTGAGCCATATGAAAACTTGCACCAAGTTCTGCTATAAGTTCCTCGAATGCATAGTCATTAGATGCAAAGTTACCTTTGAGGTTTCTGTTGCATCTGCTACTATGCCCTGTCCAATGAGTAATTTCATGGAATAATGTACTGTAATATGATTCTCGTTTTCTAAACTGTGTTCTATGTGGCATCTTTATCTCATCTGTTTGTGGTATATAACAGGCTCGATTATTGCCATCAGTTATCTTTAGACCTAACCAAGTTAATCTACTTATCTCTGGTTCTATTTCTTCTAGAACATCATGATCAAATTTTCTTGTAGGTTTAGTCAAAGATATTTTTAGGTCGTTGATGATTGAAGTATCACCTTTAACATCATCAATACTAAAGATAGCTACAGTCTTAAACCTTTTGATTATTTTTTCTTTATCTGTTTTAGGATCTGTTTCTTTCTTAATCATAGGTTGCCACAATGGTATGCCAGTTTTAGAACGAGGTCGCAATCCAATCTTTTGCCATTGAAAGAATGTACCCCAGATAGGAGTCTTGTAACCATACTTGAAGTTAAGATGAAACTGATTCCAACCTGTGTATGGTTTACCTTCTACATTCATATGAAAATTTTCAATCCACTTTGGTATGAATGGTTTACTTGGATCGTGTTGTTCCATATCTTTGATGATTTGTTCTGTAATATCTTTTAGATTATCTTCAGCTAATTGTTTGATAGACATGACGGTTCTCCATATAATAGTTTCTCCAAGATTGGAGTGTTTCTCTAGATGCTAATTGAAACTGATTGTAGTCTTTTCTTTTTATTAATAGTTTCAATTCGCTTAACAATATATTCTTGTGTTCAATCCATAGGTCATGAACATCAGCAAGTTTTTCACTATGGTATTGTTCAAGAAAGTTTAGTCGTGCTTGAAGCTGTTGTATGCTCAAGTATGCATAAGCTAATCTTTTTGCTCTGTAATTATACTCGTGCATAAACCGACAACCATGTTCAAGCATCATTCTATCTAAGTATCTTTCGTGTATTTGTTCTTTCTTTAATGACATATCATTCTCCTTATTTTATTTAGAATCTCTATTAGTTCTTCTTTATTTAGTTGAGAAAGATTTTCTTTTATTTCTTTTTCTAATTGTTTTATAGTCATATCAATCTCCAAAGCTATCAATACGATTGCGTAAATCTTCTGCATCAGTTTTATATTGTTGCAGCAATCTGTTCTTTATTTCTGCATTTAGACTACCAGAGTTTACTTGTACTGAATCTTGCAGTACCATAATTAGTTCTTCTAGTTCTTGTAGATATATTTTATCTTGTTCGTGTTGATCCCAATCTGGTTGGGGTATAATCTTAAACATATTCATTCTCCTTTCTTGTTAGTATATCAAATACAATGCGTAAATGCAATTATATAGTATGTTGATTCAATCTAAATACATAAACAAAACCAACGATAAAACAAATCACTGCGTTCAATGCTGTAAGTGGACCGAATATAAAATTCAAATCACCTCTAGTAAATGCAAGTATTATTGATACTACGCTGAATAACATAGCGAATGAAAAACTTACAACTATCGCTAGCATTAATTTGTTAAGCTGTCGTCTGTACTTTTGCATATTGTTCTCCTTTCCAAAACTAATTACAAGTTTACAAAGCCATATCCAACCCCACCATAGGCAGGACTAGGATAGGAATTTATTCACCTGTGTTTTTTTTCTTACATCAGACAAGGCGAAGCCTTGCCCATTTCAAACCAAAAAAAACAGAATAAAAAAAGAGCCAGTCCTGGGAGGAGAACTGGCTCTTACTTGCTTTATCTTAGTAAGAAAGCTTTTATGTTTTTAACTGGCTCTTTGGTAGTATCTTCACTTGACCAAGCTTTGCCTGTAATGAATTGATAGACATCCATATAGTAGTTATATTCGGCTCTCCAGAATGCGTAAGCTGCATCATCCGCCGCTCTGAGTTCTGCGAGTTGCTCCATCATTTCGGTCTTTAGGTCATCTGCGATAATATGGTCAGGTGATTCGACTTCCTGTGCTTTTGCGTCCCAATGCTTGGTACCTTTTATTCTGAACTCTGGATTGCCTTCGGAGTATTGTTTTTGTTGGTTGTAAGCCATTTGGACTTGGTTAGCTACAAACTTGATACGACTGTCAAATAATTCGACACCGTCCTGTCCCTTGTATCTGCAAACTTCTATCATCTTATTGATTAAATCTGCTCTGTTTGCGTATTCACTTATCTTTGTAATATTTGATTTTTTCATCGTGTTTCCTTTCTGTGTTATGTTATATGTAAAAATCATCTTAGTGTCCGAACTACTACATTTAAATATAGAGTCCAGCTCTAATTTGGGGGGACAATGCGAAGCAATAATATAGGGCGTAAGCACCTTATAAGTCCCCCAGAAGAACAGAGGGGGGAACCAAATTAGTGCTGGACATAGTCGCCTGTGGCGACCAACAACCAAGGGTGCTACGCACACCTTATACTCTATATTCAAATGTGGTATTCGGGTAATGCTAAGTTGATTTTTTCATATGACCTTAATGCAGAATGAAACACGACCGGAAAAATCGAATCATGGAGAAGATAAGTGACCTATCAGCAAACAGAGCAGATTTGTATCAAACTGGCTTATCAAGTTTATCAAGCTAATCAAGGGATTGGTAAGGTGTCAAATTATTTACTTGACAGCCGTATCACCTTGTGGCTAACTTAGTACAAATGCTACCAACAAAAACAACACTTACTACGAAGCAATCCAGATTCATTGATAACTTGTTAGCAGGCATTGGGACACAAGAGCAATGTGCAGTCGAAGCAGGCTATTCTCGCAAATCAGCTAAAGTCGAAGCAAGTCGCTTACTCAAGAACAGCAAGGTGATGCACGTGATTCAGGAGAAGCTGAAGATGTCTTTGGGTGTTAGGTCTATCAAGGCATTACAGACCATATCTATGTTAAGTGAAAATGCTAACTCAGAGTATGTTAAGTTGGAAGCAAGTAAAGACATTCTTGACAGGACTGGTATCAGTAATGATTCTGGTAACTCAACTACACTCAACAATGCGATTCAGGTGAATATAGACCTATCCTAGTCCTGTCTAGCTACGCATAGATTAGATTTAACCACACGCCATGCTATGCGTGTCGTGTAGGGTGGGGTTAAAAAATGACCTTAGTCATTGAGTCACATCACCTCCTCTCGTATTTTTCCTTTACAAAAGTTCTTCAATGTTTTATGTATGATTTATAACAAGGAGTCAGTTATGAAAACTATGAAGAAGAATAACGGATCTAACGGAATGCTAAAGGGGAAACAAAAGAACTTACCTACTGCGTTAAAGAACAAAATCATCAAAGCTAAAAAGAAGAAAGGAAAAGCATAATGCCAGGAACTATGAAATCTTATGGAACAAAGAAACCTAAAAAGAAAACAATGAAGAAGTCTGCCAACATAGTTGGTAAGAAAATCAAGAAGAATAAGAAACGTACTACTGGATCTATGTATGGCTAAGTTATGTGCCAAAGGTAAAGCCGCCGCTAAAAGAAAATTTAAAGTATACCCAAGTGCTTATGCTAATATGTATGCTTCTGGTGTTTGTTCTGGTAGAATCAAACCAAAGTCTGCTAAGAAAAAAACTACCAAGCGAAAAAGGAAACGTGCATGAGTTTACGTAAATGGGTTGGTGAGAAGTGGGTTGATATTGGTGCTCCAAAAAAGAATGGTAAGTATCAACCTTGTGGTAGAAGTAAAGGTTCAAAAAGAAAATATCCAAAGTGTGTGCCAATAGCAAAAGCAAGAAAGATGACAGCATCACAAATACGTTCAGCAGTAAAAAGAAAAAGAGCAGTCAAACAAGGTGTTGGTGGAAAACCAACTAACGTAGCAACATTCAAAAAGAGGAAAGGAAAAAAACGTGGGTAAAGGAATGAAACATTATTTTAGAGATGGTAAACTGCACAAAGGTGCTA